TAAGTCAATCATTGTCAACACTTTTAATTGTGGTCCTTGTTGCCATATATGGCACTCGTTCATGTTGATCATTGCTATTCCATTGATATCTATAACTCTCATACTTTTCTTTTTCAATCTTGATCGGTGTTTCGAGAGCCTCTCGCCTTGGCGCAATGGCAACTATAGATTGTAAATGAGTTCTAATATAATCCATTAAACAATTTTGATTACAAAAGTAATTAAACATATTATATCGTTCGTGTGTTCTGTAACTTCCACCGTCTTTTATTTTTATAGTTCTCAATACTTTATTGTCGCCTGAGCCTCGCACTCTTGATTGTGTTTGAATAGTATGGCAACTTGGACCATGGCACCAGTTATAAGTCATGGTCTAACTTTCCAAGATTTAGACGCAGTTCTATAACCATGTGCATCTAAATCATAATAAACATAATAAGGTTCACCTTTTTTAGATGTTCCATATCTGCTTTTGTCGTCATGCTTTCCTCGTCTTGTTATATGTTTCTTATCCTTGTTAGAATAATAAACTATATAAAATGTTTTATTGTTTTCCATGCTTTCCTCGCTTTCTGTTATGGGATAATCTTATAGGATTATCCCATAGATGTCAATAGTTAATTTACACTTTGTTGTTTTTCGTACATTATCCTTTCTGCAATCTTTTCTGCTCTTGTTTTTTCTTTTTTGTTTTTCATACCTTTAATCCTATCTGCTAAATTTTTAGGATTGTAGATAGTAAGTCCTGTACTATTAGTTCTGATTATTTCTGCGTCAGTAATATTTAAACCAAGTTCAGTACAAAGTTCTAATGCCTCGTCTAAATATTTATAACCTTTTAGACCGACTTTAATTTCTTTCATCTGTTCTAAAATAGATGAAATCCATTTTTGGTGTGCAATAACAAATTGTCCTTTTTGTGTTTTCCAATCAATCAAGAACATATACTCGTCTTTATTACAAGCAATAGACCTATCTCTACAATAATCTCTACCAATTAAATCTAATTGATATTTATTATTCCACTCTTTGCCATAACCTTTGTCATCATCACCAAGATATTTATTATTGTTGTCGCAATATTTTGTTTTATGTGGGTTGCTATCTTTACCCTCTTGTTCAATCAAAATATCTGGGTTGCAATCTTCTTGCGCTTTTAGTTCATCACGAAACAAAGCATAACCATAACCATTGTCATCACGACTATAAGATGAATTGTTATTAACATCTATTGAACCATTTAATCTAAAATCAAAATGGCTTTCAATAGCTTTCTTTTCCATTTTAACATTGTTGTCATAATCTCGTTCTTCAACTTCACCCATATAATGAAAATGGAAACAACTATCTTTTGCAATAGTAGAAACATTTTCAAATTTATTTTGTAGATAATATGCTTTCTCTACATCTTCATCTGTATAATGTCGCCTTACTATTTTTTCTGCCATTTTCCACGCATTGTCATTTATGTCAATCTGATCTGCTTTTAGATTGTCATAAGTTTGTTTTTCAACAGTATCTTCTTGTTCAAGATGTACTCTCATACGATTTGCAATCTTGTTCCGATACTCTTGGTTTAGTCTTATCCTCGTCATTTTTTCCTTTCTGTTATTTATTTGCATTGATTTGTTTTTAACACTTGACAATAGGATAGTCAAGGATTATATTGTAATTAATCCCTTTTGCTATTTACGGATTAAAAAACTCAAAATAGCGGACAACTTCTGGTTGTGGTGTAAAGTAGATTGAAAGAGATCCAAACACACGCACAGCTAGAACTGATCCCTGGTCCTATTACTGCTCAGAGGATTCTAGATAAGCCCGAGCGGGAAGAGGACCTGGGATCAGAACTAGTTAGGCGCCTGCTTCGGTGGGCTATATTCTAGGTCGCGATTGCTGTGAGTGATGGCCCGGTAAGGTTGCAAACTGAAAGGCCCGCCTATTAGCCACTAGTACTGATCATAGAAAGGAATTATGAGTAGGCAACCAGGACCACAAAGTATTAAAATACTAGTAAACCATTGGAGATGGCTAGAGGCTAACGGCTACAAGCAACAAGCGGCAAGCTGCAAGCGCCAAGCTTCAAGCTTGACAAGAAAACATTATAATGTTATCCTACAATATAAAGGAGAAAGACATGTTAAAAAAAGAAGCTAGACAAATAACAGGTGGTCTTAGTAAACCATCCAAGATGCCCGGACCTGCGCATAACCTGCCAGCCTGGAGATGTATAACAGGCGTTAAGCTGCAAGCTGTAAAAAATTCTGTTTGCGCTGGCTGTTATGCAATGAAGGGGCGATATAGATTTAACAATGTTAAGGCCGCTCTGGATAGAAGGCTGCAAGCATTAACAGACCCGCGATGGGTGGACGCTATGGTAACGCTCATCTCTGGCGAGCCCTGGTTCAGGTGGCACGACTCAGGAGACATCCAGAGTGTACAGCATTTAAAAAATATATTTGAAGTGTGCAAGCGTACACCAGAGACCAGACACTGGCTGCCAACCCGTGAAGCAAAATTTTTGACCTTGATGGACCCTGAAGTAGTTCCTAAAAATTTAATAATTCGTATGTCCTCGCATATGATCAACCAGGGACCAGTGAAGAGCTGGCCTTGGACCTCGACTGTTGTCACAGATGGCAATCACAGCTGCCCAGCTTCTAAGCAAAATAATGAGTGCAAAGATTGCCGGGCATGCTGGGACAGATCGACAGCAAATATAAGTTATGGTAAACACTAGTATGTTCAGGCACCCAAAATATTATAAAGAATTACGCAAGCGTAATAAACTGGATCAGGCAATTAGTTTAAGAGCTCACGACGGTGAGTGCGAACGTTCGCCTGGTCCGGGCCTTAAGCTCAACCCAAAGCCAGCCTTTGTGATCAAAGGCACAAGCTCCAAGCATCAAGCTTCAAGCAAGGTTGGTTCGAAAGCTTTCAAGATTATTAAGCCTTAAGCGACAAGCATCAAGCCCCAAGCAACAAGCATCAAGCGACAAGCCGCAAGCAGCAAGCTCCTCGATTCTTGAACCACGGAAAAGTTTAGCGGTACTCTGACCAAGGTCCTCTACTAGGATAAAAGAGTTGTGTGGATGCTTCACGTGGAACGCAATTTGGTGTGGTGAAAATTTAATTTTTTTACTTCGAGTTACTTTAAGTTCTAAAGTGAAAAAGTGGCCAGAAGCATTATACCCCAATAGATCAGGAGTCCCAAATAAACTATTGTTTTCAATCCTAATGAGTGAAATATCAGTAAAACATTTCTTAACTTTTTGATAAAATTTTCTTTCTGGACCCATGTATTTTTCAAAGTAACTCCTGTGTATAAACTAATAGTCTTTTATAAAGCCAGGAGGCATAATTAACTTCTCTTCTTTGTTTGGTTTTAACACAACACGAATAGAATTATCACCAGGATTGTTGCTCTCATGAACTTCAATTCGTTTTATTTCTTCAAGATAACCTTTTTGAGTTAAGATGTAAATTCTAGCGTTGCTAACCGCATTACCACGTCTGCCTTTAGGGCCTTCAGTAAACTTATCTAGGTACTCTTGCAGGTGTTTTACAAACATTATTTTTTCTTATTCAACCTGTTTGTTAAGTCCTTTATCACAGACTGATAACCTTTCAATAAATTTTTTGCACTTTCAAACTCTTGACCAATTTTATGCCAAGTAGCTATCTCTACACGTAAAAAACCATTCAATTCTTGATGTCCTCTATTGACATCTTCTAATTCTTTTATTCTTTGTTTAAGAGTTTTAATTTGAACTTCTAAATCTAAATCACCTGTTTCTTTCATTCTTGACAATATAGGATAGTTACTCTAAATTGTCAATATGGGTTTACCAAAAAGACTTACAGAAATGCAACAAAGATTCGCTGAATATTTAGTATTTGGTGATGAAAATGGGCCGCTTACTAAATCAGAAGCCGCTTTGAAAGCAGGGTACAGTCCAAAAAGAGCACGTGTTGAAGGCAGCGAACTAACTAATCCTAAATTAAACCCATTAGTTGTCAAACACATAGGTGAATTGAAAGAAGAAAGACTACGTAAACATGAAGTTACTTACGAGGGACACGTAGCAGAACTCGCAAGGTTAAGAGAGGCCGCTTTAAAAAAAGGATCGTTCTCTTCTGCAGTGAATGCGGAAGCAAACAGAGGCAAAGCAGCAGGATTATACATAGATAGGAAAATAATAAAAACAGGAAAACTAGAGGACCTATCAGAAAAAGAATTAGAAGCAAAAATGAAACAGATATTAGACGACTACGGACAGTTAATAAATGTGACTCCTGAGAACTCATCTAGCTAAATTAAAAGAAATAGAGATTCTTTCCCCTTCAGTTAAGTTAGGTTCAACCCTATGACTCAGCCAACTAGGAAATAACAGTAATTGGTTTTCAACTGGTGAAATCATCCAATTAGGTGAGTTGTGTTCGTTATATTTTTCTATCACATCAGGACACCAATCATACTCCATATGAGGTGCAGCTGGATTTATAAAAACTATATTACTATTATTAGAAGTTAAATAATAAACACCTGAGACAACACAGTGAGGGTGAGTATGTTGTACATTATAATCTTTGTTGCCATTTATATTTATCCAAATATTTAATATTTTTAAGGGATATTTATAAGAGATAGTTTGTCTATATTTTTCACCAGATTTGTAAATTTCAGAAATTAAATTGTTTAAAACAGGATGATCTTCTTTCTCAAGAGGAGGAGATTGCCATCCACCTCTATTACTTTTATTATTACTATCTATATTTTCCTTAAGATAGATACAATACTCTCTAAGTTTTTTAGTTTCTAAATTTAAAATTTTTGAATAAATAGGCGCTGAAAATATATTAAGCACTTATATCTTTTGTATCTTTTTTATCCAGTCTCTTGGAATCATTGTTCTATCTCCAAAACTAAAACTGCCATCCTCTTCTCTATCATAAGATGCAAATAATTTTATTGATTTTTTATCTTTAGAATACAGCCAGCCTTCGTTAACTGGTCTTGCCAACTTCATCTTATCAAATTCTTTTTCAGTGGCCCAGCCCGAATCGCTCACACAGTCGATCCACTCCACTCGGACTTTCGGATAAGGTATGTCGGGAGTTGTTGAGGCGATAGCTTTTCTTCTTTTCCTAGGCATAAAAACCTTTTAGCATTCTTCGACCCCTTGCGACACCAAAAAAAAATTTACACAGCGCTACTAACAAAAAAATCTGGAAAGTGTCGGGAAATCTTAAAATTACTCTATTAGGCTTGGTATATAAGGATAATAAGCCCCGACACCCCCCTATCGGAAGGGTATCGGAAGGGTATCGCAGTCCGTCGCAAAAAGAGAATAAATTAGGAACATTTGGTCCATGGTCCCTGCTCCACGCATTTTGCGACACCTCCCCGACACCTCCCCGACACCTTAAGTATCGCATTATAATACAGCTCCTGCCTTTTTTTCGCCATAATATTTCCTCATTGCTGCCAACTTATCTTCGGCTGAAGCAACTCGCTCTAACTGCTTATCGACCTCTCCAGTTATGTCTATGTGTTCAGGTATGACCATATTATGATCACATATACATTCGATCTTGTAGTTAGCATCTTCTATCTCAGCTTCGTATCTCTTTAGAATCGTTCTAAACAACTTATCGTTCATTTTTTCCTCCTGTCATTTCTTGTAACAAAGTGTTAAGATCACCCAATGTTACACTTTCTTTCTCATCGAATTTTAAATCGTGATACATATCTAATCGTTTGAGAAACTTGTGTTTCCAAGAACGTAGCGTTGATCCTTCAACAACATACTCTTGGTAATATAAATCTGGTGTACAAATCATTATGACACCTTTTTTAATAGAGCTACCATAAACATAATCATGTGCCATAGCATACGCTGCAATTTGTAAATAATAATCTTCAATCCATTCTTCTTTCTTTGGCCTATTAGATTGTTTAAAATCTACAATAGTATCTACACCATTGTGTACACAAACCAAGTCAGTAGACCCAGCGTATAACCCAGGATAATGCAACGTGACTTCCGATCCGTAATACTCTTCAACCGGCGCAAGACCAACTTCAATAATTTTTTTGGCCATGGTTTTCGCCTTTTGTCCGAGTTCTGTAAGATCATCGTAGCCCACTCCTTGTACATAAGATTCCAAGAATTTATGCATGGCTGTCCCCCTGGTGCTAGATAAATTTTTAATTCGTTCTGCTTCTTGTTCTCCAACTTTGGCCTTCCAATCTCTCAAAAATTTTTGATCTTTTGTTTTGCCTAATATCGTAGTTACACTAGGAAGTCTATAGCCGTTGATATCATAGATCCGTGATCCATGTTCCTCGATGCGTTTTCCTTCTAAATAGTTGTATTTATTACTTTTTTTAATGCCACGCATTTGTCTTTCAATGTTATGATATTCTTCTATGTCTTTATCACTCATCATAATATTATAGCACCAATTACAAAACCAATAACAAACCAAATAATTTCAGATCTATAATATAAAGACCAAACTTTAATTTTTTCTAGGTTCATTTGTTTCCTCCTTTTGTTTATTTTGTTTTTTACCAAATATTTCTTCCCAACGTTTTCTATAAACGTTGTTAGAAATTCTAGATTTACCATCCCATTGTCTCTCTTTTTTCTCTTTATTTTTCATAGTTTATAAACTAAATCTTCTCTAATTTTTTCAAAATCCATATTCCAAGATATAATAGTTTTTCTCTTCTTAATCTTTTGTGGAGCTGCCCTGTGTATAATATAACAAGGAAAGGATATGATATCCCCCTCTTCTCCATTGTTAACAAATTTTTCATTAAAGTCACTAGGGTTAACAAACTCAGTAGGAGCAGAACCTTTTGGCATATCTAAATAATAAACCCCTGTATAATTATTAGCATGTAAATGCCAGTTATGACAACTACCTTTGTCATATTGTTGAAACCAGACTCTAATAATTCTAAACTCACCATAACCTAATTCATTAGAAACAGTTATTAAATACTTTCTTAAATCTTTAATAAAATATTTTACCCAAGGTCTATCAAAATCATCACCATAATCAAAATCATTACGAGTTACGTTATCATTATAATATTTGTTTTTAATTTTTTGTGATTTAGCTTTTGCTTTATTAATTAATTTTAATAACTTTGGTTTAATTTTTTTATGATTAATTAAACTAGACCTTAACATGTAAGAATCAAATTTTATTTTATCAAAACTCATTCTGTAACCTTTTCTAGTGAGTCTCTAAATTTACCTTTATATCCATATGGTCCGTGATGAATGGTTGTTGAATCTATGTTTGCATGTATTTTAAATTTAGATTGCCTAGCTAGTTCACAAAATGCAATATCTTCACCTTTAAATAAATGGTTTTCAAACGATGTATCAAAAAAATTCCACATACAATCTTTGGATGGATCTTCACCAGTATCTTCAACACCCATAATTTCAGCGTTAATATCTTTTTTCTTTTCTTCAGGAAATTTTATTTGTAAGTGTGGGTTATCTTCTTTTAGTTTTTTAAACACAGACTTGTGTATCATCATAAGACCAGTAGGTCCTGATGTAATCTCAACAAAACCCTTATCAGTTATATCTATCTTGTCATAATTTTCAAAAGATACAGGATAAGATTCTTTCATTGATGCATCTTTTAATCTGTACGGTGTGCAACAAACATCATAGTTTGCGGCTAACATTCTAAATACAGAATCAGCTCCAAACTGCATGTCAGCGTCTACAAACAATAAAAAGTCTTTATCAGAGTGTAAAAACCCTGCAGTTAATAGATTACGGCAATGCCCTACGTATGGACTCTTAGCCGTTCTAAATTCTGCTGGTATGTTATGCATAGTAAATTTATTAAATAAGTTTAACAAAGACAGACACGTTTCTACTTTCATCGTGTCATAACACGCCATTGCTACGAATACACTAGGTCTAGCCATTATAATTTATTTTTTAATTCTTTAATATATTCTTCGTCCTCTTCACCAATTAATTCTCCCTTTTTAATTTGATTTAACGGTGCAGAGTTATGTATGTTACCAGACACAGATACTCTAACAACATCAGACTTATAAGGTGATACCCAATGTTTTAACCATGCAGGAAAAATAAACATATCTCCTTCTTCAGGAAAATGAGACATGTAAGTAACACAATCTCTACCACCTTCACCATAAATAAACTGTATACCTCCGGGTCCAGCACTTTTACCTTTGTAAGCTGCATGTTCTTTTTTTAATTTTTCTGGTATTGAAAGATAGATTACAAAACTTAAACATCCGTCATGGTCATGTGGAGGATTAAATTCATATTGTCTTTGAAAATTAACCCACATTGAAGACATAAAATATTCTGGTTTTTTATCATAAGCTTTGTTTCTAAACTGTTGAAACATTTGATCATATATACCTAAATATTGTGAAACAAATGGCAGAGCTTTATTTTTAGATTCGTCTGAATAACCTAATTCTTTATCTAATTGTCCAGCTAAATTTTTTCTAAAATCTTTTGTAGCTTCTCTTGCCTCCTCAAGAAGTAATTTTTTAAATTTTTCAGTTATTTTAAATCTAATTACGCAAGGCCCCCAGTTATATGTTTGCACTTGTAATTTATCCCCTGGTTTTATTCCTAACTCTTTCATTCTAAACTCATTGCCTCCTTATAAGTTTGTAAATCTACTACTTTACCATCCATAAGATAATCTGGTTCGTAGTGATCTATAACTTGTTCTATCTTGTGTAACTTTGTATGTGCATAAGGCCATAATAATGTACACACTTGATAACAATCTCTAAATGTACAACGCCATCTGTATTGCATCAAATACTTTGTACCATCTTTACGTAAACCTTTACGTGGTTTATTAGTTACGGTGCCGACTTTTAAAAGTTTATGCACCCAACGCACAACTTCTTCGTCAGTCATTGTAATCTCCATACTTATACGCATAGAGTTTGACATACGATAGCCAGGTTTATCTTTATGTTTTTTCTTTTTTTCTGGTCGTCTAGTAAAATTAATACTACCCTCACCATCAAACAAACCTGCAATGTATGCTATATCGCTTTGATTCATAAAACCCTCCTGGTTTCCGTGCACGTACTTCCAAGAGAGCAAAGGCTCCACACCTCCACCGGACTTGCGGCTTCATAGGTTGCCGTACAGGGAATAGCGCTAAGCGTTATATGGACGGAGGTCCTTTTCAATTCATTTTTTATCATATGTTAATATCCATCTTACAGT